GTCCGCACGAACCTCGCTACGGAACTTGGGCGCATCGACGCGGCCATCACGACGCGCTCCACCTACGCGGGAGGGGATACGAGCGGCACGACCGAACTACTCACGCGCATCCCCGACGCGACGCCCGGCACGGCTAGCGGACTGCCGCTCAAGAGCGACCTACCTGCTGCCGCCCCGACGCCCGATGTCATCGCTGACGAGGTAGAGACTCGGACCATCGCCGCTGTTGCATCCATCCCGGCTGTCACGGGTGCCACGTTGTCAATCGCATACGACCATGCCAAGGACGACACTCTTGGCGCGATAGGTGCGCTCAACGATTTCGACCACGCGACCGATGTCGTTGCCCACGTTACCCTCGTGGACACTACCACGACCAACACCGATATGGCAAGTGTGGGCGGACTCTCCACCTTCGACCCCGCGCTCGACGTGGTGGCACACGTCACGCTGGTTGACACTACCACCACGAACACCGATATGGTCNCCGCCGCGCCGTCCATCGCGGACCTGCCGACGAACTCGGAACTCGCAAGCGCCATCGCTGACCTAGCACATGTGGACGCGGCACCTGACATCAGTGGGCTCGCCACCAAGACGGAAATACTCGCGCTCTCGCCTGTGACTGCTGCCGCAGACCCCGCCGATGTCGCTGCGCTCATCCTTGTCACTCCTGCCAACAAACTCGTCACGAACGTAGACGGCTCCGTGAACGCTGACGCGACAGTCGATACCGCCGCCATCGCCTCCGATGTAGTGGACGCGCTGGAGGTCGCAGGCATTCCGACACTCGGCGTCATCGAGGCATCGACTGTGCTGGCGATGAAGGCTGACGTAGCGGCGATACAGGCACCGACGTTCTCGGGTACTGTCACATTCGACGGCACAGTCGATGCGTCGGTGGACATGACACCCGTAACCGAAGCAATCTCCGCGATTCCTGCTCCGACATTCGACGGCACCGTCACATTCGGCGGGACGGTCTCCGCACCGAGCGTCACCGTCAATCCGACGGTGCTCTCGACGGGTGAGCGTGCGGCTATCGCCGCAGTCACCAACACACTCATCACCACGAATCACGGTACAGGTACCTATGGGTCAGCGACACTCGCTGCGGGCGTCACCATCACCCCCGCGACTCTCGACACCGACGGTGTGGCACTCGGACGCGTCATGCCTTACGGTCGCGTGACCGTCTACCACGGCGAGGACGCCGAGTACGTGTTCGACGCTGACGCCGATGGCGACTACTCCTACGAACTGCCTGTAGGAAGCGTCTGGACGCTGCTGGCGCGTCACGCGGGCTACGAGGACACTAGCGCTGAAGTCTCGACGGAGACAAGCGTGTCGTAACCGTCTACTCACCAGAACGCAACGAATCCCTCAGAAATGTGGGGGATTCGTTGCATTTATCCCAATTTTCTGCTATACTTGCGGCATGAATAAGAGATGTACCAACTGTCAGACCGAGAAGCCGCTGGCTGACTTCTATCGAGATGCCGCTGGCCGCGATGGATTGAAGTCGTGTTGTAAGGTGTGTTACAACGCACGTCAGCAAAAGTGGCGAGCTAATAACCGCGAGAAGATTGCCATATGGCGGCGAAAAGATTCTTATGGCATCACCCGGTCCCAATACGAAGCGCTCCTCGATAAGCAAGGTGGCTGCTGTGCCATCTGTGGTGCTGCGTTCGAGACCACCGCACCGCAGGTAGACCACTGCCATACAACCAACCGAGTTCGTGGGTTGCTGTGTGGTGGATGCAACTTAGGTATCGGACATCTTCGAGATGACCCCCGAATATTGACCGCCGCCATATCTTATCTGCGAGCGAACGAGTAGCATGAACCCAACTGACGAGCGGGCTGGTCTAGAGATAGTATTCCGCGACACCGCCCGCCCCGTCGTCGAACGGGTGCTCGCGGGCGACGCGCTACGGTATTCGCTCGCCAAAGACAAGCAGCCCGCCGACGCCATCGCGGCTGAGGTCATCGCTCTCGGCCTGACCTGCGCGACGGACCATCAGGTCTACGACGCGCTGGAGCGGGCGTACATCACCCGCGCTCCCAACAACTTCCACGACTATCTCATCGCGCTTGAGTGGAAGCGGCCCGCCAAAACGCGGTTCTACCAACCTAGAATGAAGGTGTTGCGTCCCGTCGTGGACGCGCTCACCGATATGATGGTCAACGACCTCTACGACATCGTGATGCTCTCGACGCCACCTCGGGCGGGCAAGGCGCAGCCACTCACCGCCAAAGTGCTCACCCCAACGGGATTCACCACGATGGGAGAACTTCGAGTAGGTACCGAAGTGATGAGCGGTACCGGCAACGTCACACGAGTGACCGACATCTTCCCCCAAGGAGAAAAGGATGTCTACCGCGTCACATTCAAGGACGGGGCGGCTACAGAGTGTTGTGCCGACCACCTCTGGAAAGTACAGACTCGTGACGACCGAAAGAACCGGGTTCATCGAGTCATGCCGCTGAAGGACATGCTTCACAATCTCAAAGTGGAAAACGGTAAGCGGTTCAACTACTCCATCGACTACATTGACCCAATCCCGTTCACTGAACGAGAGTTGCACCTGCATCCTTATGTGATGGGCGCGCTACTTGGCGACGGGAGTTTGACGAACGGAAACTGCTGTATCGTCAACGCCGATGCAGAACTCCTAGCGCGATTTTCAGACCTGCTGCCCCCCACCGACACGCTCGCCACTCCCCACAAGTACACATATCGGATTATCAAGCGCGACATGATAACTCGCACGTCACGCGGGTTTATGGTGCGGTCGGGTACTCAAAACGCGCTGTACGAATATGGCCTGATTGGGTGTGGCAGCAAGACCAAGTTCATTCCCCGTGACTACTTGTATGCGTCCATCGAACAGCGGTGGGAACTTCTCCGAGGACTGTTGGATACCGACGGATATGCGGGCCACGGGGGGATTGAATATGTAACCGTCTCACCCAAACTCCGAGATGATGTAATCGAGTTGGTTCACTCCCTCGGGGGATATGCAAGCGTAGCGTCCAAGATTGGGCATTACGTCAAAGACGGGCATCGTCACTATTGTAGTCGAGCATACCGGGTCAATATCCAGTTCGACTCAAGCGCTGAGAATCCGTTTTTCCTCGGTCGAAAAGTGCGTAACCCAAAGCGTTCCGTACTCAAACGATTCATCACATCGGTCGAGTTGGTTCGTCGCGCCGATTGCCAGTGTATTGTGGTAGATGACCCCAGTCATCTCTACATCACCGACGACTACATCATCACGCACAATACAACCACCGGCCTGTTCTTCAACTCGTGGCTCGCTGGTCGCAACCCCGACGAACCCATCCTGATGACGGGGTACGCTGAGAAAATCACCAAGATGTTCCATGATGGCTTGACCGAAGTATACGACGACCCGATGTACAACTACCACGCCATCTTCCCTCAACTCGCTCTCGTGGACACTTCAGCCAAAGACCTGACACTCGACTTCCGAGACGATGGGAAGTCCGGCACGCGCAAGTACAAGACCATCACCTGCCGCGCCATCGACGGCTCACTCACGGGTGCCACAGAGGCTCGGCAACTGCTCTACTGCGACGACTTGGTGCGTGACATCGAGGAGGCCATGAGCCTCGGGCGGCTCCAGATGTTGCGTGACAAGATGGTCACGAACGTGTACTCGCGCAAGAAGGAAGGGTGCAAGGAACTCCACATCGGCACCCGCTGGTCTATCCACGACCCGCTTGGGTGGGTCGAACGTATGCACGAGGACGACCCGCGCTGCAAAGTCATTCGTATCCCCGCGCTCGACCCCGATACGGGTGAGTCGAACTTCGACTACCCCTACGGTGTGGGATTCAGCACGGCGTACTACCAAGAACTAAAGCGTCTCGAAGATGAAGTCACATGGCAATGTGTCTACCAGCAGCAACCCATCGAGCGCGCGGGTCTGCTGTTCCCGTCCGATGACCTCACTTTCGTCTATGAGATTCCCGACCTCAAAGAACACCCGCCCGACGACATCTTCGCGTTCTGTGATGTGGCGTTCGGCGGGGAGGACTACCTAGCGCTACCCATCGCGTATCAGTGGGGCAACGAGCCGCCCATCATCGCGGACGCGGTGTTCATCAAGGGTGGCTACAAGACGACCGAGCCGATGGTCGCGGGCGCGCTCGTGCAGCGCAATGTCCAACGGGTCGTGTTCGAGGCGAACAACGGCGGCGATTTCTACTCGCGCGACGTACACGATTTGGTGGCGGCAACTGGACATAAGTGTCAAGTTACTGCCGTCAGAGCGGCGTCGAACAAGTCGAAAGAGACCCGTATTGTCCAACACAGCCCCGCCATAAAGACCTTTTCGTTCATGCACCCGTCGGTGGCGACGCCGATGTACCGCGCGTTTCTCACGGGACTGACGACGTACACGATGAGTGGAAAGAACGAACACGACGACGCGCCCGACTCACTAGCGGGACTCGCGGCGATGATGAGAACAAACTTGAACGCCACCTTAACCGTCTACGATAGGAAACACATCTGAACGGGTTTGTTGGCCCAACCAAGGAGGAGTATGGAGCGCAATAGAGAGTGGTGGGTCGAGCACGCCCCGCTGAGTGGACAGCAACTCGGTCGTGAACTCGGTATGGACGGCGCGCACGCTCGGCGCATGATTCGGGAAGCGAAGCAGAACCCCACCTTGCGCGACCTCCCTTGGTTTGGGGGAGTGCCCGAGCCGACCTACACCAAGACCCGCATGGGTATCGGCGTATGGGACTTGCACCACCCGAAGCACGACAAGAAACTGTGGAGCAACATCCTCAAATATGTCGAGGATTCAGACCCCGATATCTTCGTGTTCGGTGGCGACAACGAGGACTTGGAAGTCGTGAGCCACTGGGTCAAAGACAAGCGTCAAGTCGTAGAGGGCAAACGACTCAAGAAGGACTATCTCGACTTCAATCGCGAAGTTCTCGACCCACTTGACGCCATCTTGCGTGAGGATGTCGAGCGAGTATTCCACCTCGGGAACCACGAAGATTGGGTACGACAGTACCTTGAGGTTCACCCTGAGATGGAGGGTTTCATCGAACTGGAGGAGACGCTGCATCTCGATGGGTGGCGGGTCATCCCCTACGGTGAGACAGCCAAGTTCGGACATCTTCACTCGATGCACGGCACCTACACCAACATCCATCACGCCTACAAGACAGCGCAGGTCTACAATCGTTCCATCATGTACGGCCACATGCACACACTCCAGACCCACACCATCGTGACCCCGCTAGACTCGCTCCCGTACGCGGCTACCTCGATACCCTGCGCGTGTCACATGAACCCATCGTACGCGCTCAACCGGCCCAATGCTTGGACGAATGGTCTGGTGGCCTTCTACATCCGTCCTGACGGCTGTTTCAGTCTGTTCCCCATCGTCGCAATCGACGGAGTTTTTACCGCCCCCTCGGGCATAACCTACGGATAGGAAGGACACGGTATGGTCACGAACATCCCCAGTACCACGCTGAGTGGACGCAACGTGCTTCGCACCGACCTGACTCGGTTCACCGCCGAATCTCTGAAGGTGGACCTCGCGCGAGTGCTTCCGCAGCACGCATACAACCGCCAGCAGATTCGCGCGCTTCAGGAGTATCTGAAGGGTTGGCACCCCGTCATTCAGGACAGGGAAAAGACCACGCGCACGGACGTGGACAACAAGATTGTCGTCAACTACTCGTACTCCATCACCCGCGACATCGTGGGCTACTTCCTCGGCAAGCCCATCCAGTACACGAATCGCAACGGCAAGTTCCGCAAGCAGATGGAGAACTTCGTCAACGCCCTGAGTGCCGAGAACAAGTCACTCGTGGACTACCAGATTGCAGAGGACTGCTCCATCTGTGGAGTCGGCTACCGGGGTGTGTTCACCGACCCGAAGCCGCGCAACGGGACGAAGTTGAAGTTGCTGCGTCTCGAACCGACCGACACCTTCGTCGTCTACTCGTCTAATCCAATCATGCCCGCAGCCTACGCTGTGACCACTTACGAGTCGGCCCCCACCAGCCCGTTCGGTCCCGTGGGTCCGGCGAGCGGCGCTATCACCTACTACAAGGTCTACACTCCTGACGCGATGTTCACGTTCAAGGACATGACGCTCAACGGGCAAGACCCGATGGTCAGCGGCAACCTAGAACTCGTCGGAGTGCCGACCCCCATCAACTTCGGTGGCGGTCTTCCCATCATCGAGTACCAGAACAACCTATGGCGTCTCGGTGACTGGGAGACGGCAATCGCAATCATGGACGCGCTCGACGCTGTGGCGTCTGATGGCGTGAACGACATTCAGCAGGCGGTCAATGCCGTGCTGGTCGTCCTCGGTGCAGAGATGACCGAGGAGATATTCGCTCAACTGTCGCAGCATGGATTCCTCGCCGTGTCCGAAATCCCCATAGGCATGAAGCCCGAAATCAAGTTCATCTCCGAAGCCATGAGTGCCGATGTCGGTGTCGCCATGCGCGACTATCTCGAAGCCACGCTCCGTGTTATCGTCGGCGTGCCCGACCGTAAGACGCGCGGAGGTGGCGGAGGCGACACGGGCGACGCCGTGTTCATGCGCGACGGCTGGCAGGACATCGACTTGGTAGCCACAGCCAAGGAGCCGTACTTCATTCAGGCTGAGCGCGAGGCTCTGGCTGTCATGCTCTACATCCTCGGGACATTTGATGAGGTCGCAAGCATCAAGGCGCAGGACATCGACATTCACTTCAACCGCAACAAGACCGCCAATCTCCAGTCCAAGGCGCAGGTCTACCAGACGCTCACGAACGGTCCGTCGCCCATCGCTCCGGTAGACGCACTTGACATCGCTGGTTTGACGAATAACGTCCACGATGTTATAATGCGTATGGATGCTTTTGCTGTAGAAAATGCAGCAAAAGCCGCTGAGGCGTTGAAAGTATCCAAAGCCATCACGGACTCCGGTGTGACGAAGGACGCGACGGCCACTACAGGGGCGGACACCAAAACCGCATAAGCGGGGTTGATGACCGACAACTGACAGGAGAGTCACCATGCTGAAGAAGGAAGATTTCGCAACTGAGGAACTGTGGGCGGACTATCAGGCCGAACTCGACCGGGTACGCACGGAAGCATCAGTCACCGCACGCAAGAACGCGCTGAAGGATGCCGACAAGGATGTGCAGACCCGTATCGACGCGGCAGTCGCAGATGAACGAGTCAAACTCGAAGCGAGCGAAGCCGAGCGTGTGGCAATCGACCGCAAGAAGATTGATGCCGACCGCGCAAGCCTCGCAGCCGACCGTAAGAGTCTCGCAGCCACAAAGAAGTTGATGGGCGCTGGATTCGTTGACGATGATGTCGTCAGCCTCCTCCCCCTGTTCACCACAGTCGCAGATGAGTCCTTCGAGCCTACCCTTGATTCCTTCATCAAGTTGCACGCCCTGACTGTGAAGAATCAGGTAGACGCAGCCAAGCAGGCACTCCTGACCAACGCAACACCCCCGAACGGCCCGACCGATGCCCCCACCGATGCGTTGCACACCGCAAGCGAACTGGCCGGAAAGGGTCAGGAAGCCGCAGCGGTTCAGGTGCTACTCACCGACGCGGGGTACTGACACTAAGGAGCACTACAGATGGCCCTTTCTCCCGTAGGAACGCAGGGCGTTTTCTCGCCCGTCAATATCGCAGGCGTTCTGTTCTCCAAGACCGACGTGCGTACCCCGCTGTTCAACATGCTCGGTGGGGTCGCTTCGAGTTCTCGTGAGTTCCTGTGCAGCGCCGAGTACACTCTCGGTGCGGCCTCGCAGCCTGCAATCTCTGAGGATGCGTCGCAGACGGCTCCCGCGCCGACGTTCGACCAGCCGACGCAGGACAAGAACGTCACGCAGATGTTCCACCGCGCCGTCGCGGCGACCTACCGCAAGATGTCAGACACGGACACGCTGACGGGTCTCAACCTCGTCGGTCAGACCAACGATGTCCCCAATCCGCTTGCGTTTGCAATCGCTAACCGCACGGCTGAGATTCGCAACGACATGGAGTTCACCATCCTCAACGGTGTCTACAGCCTCGCCACCACCTCGGCGCAGGTTGACAAGACTCGTGGTCTGAACGCCGCAATCGAGACTAACGTCGTCATCGGTGGCGACGACGAACTCGGCGGGGACATGCTCATCGAACTGGCGCAGGGCGTCGTCACTGGCTCACCGTATGGGCTGCTCAACGTGACCGGCGTTCTGAACCCGGAGCAGATGGTTCAGTTGAACAAAATCATCCTCAATCAGGGTCAGCGCGCTTCGATGAGCGATGCCGGTTCGGCTCTGACCACCTACCTCACTCCGTTCGGTCGTCTGAACTTCATGGCTCACCGCTATCAGCCCAACGGTACCGCAGGTTTCTACAACCTCGGCATCTGCCGCAACGTGCTTCAGGGCGTTCCGGGTTACGGCAACTTCTTCTATCAGAAGTTGGCTGTCGTCGGTGCTGGCGAGTCTGGACAGATTTTCGGCCAGTGGGGTCTGGACTACGGTCCCGAGTGGATGCACGCGAAGATTACGGGTCTGAAGCAGACCACCTCCGCCACCACCGCCCCGCAGGTGTTCATCACCAACGGTGCTGGCTCCCCGGTCTTTACCGACGAGGTTTCGTAGGCATCTGACATGGCCTTCGATGTCACAGCCATAGCCTCTGACATCCCCGATGCTATCTTGGTGTGGTGTGGGGTCGCAAGCCCCACACCCGCCGAGGTGGC